CAGGGTGGAGTGTTCGAGCATTTCGGTCACTCGTACATTACTGTACATGACGCGGTTGGCGATCTATGGCATTACGAGACGTTTAAACATCCATCGAAGAAATCTCAACCCAAGCTCTCGGCGGCTGAATTGGACTTCTTCAAGAACAACCGGCCCGGCAACAACGTAGTTGACCTGGCTGCGCACAGAAAAAAGCGAACTGATATATAACAGGAGTGTAATGAATGACTAAGCACCTATACAGCATGGCCAACGCCCTGTTAAAAGGCGATTCAGGCAAGGTTGATTCGGCTTTCAAAGAAGCCGTTCACGAGAAGATGCGTGCTCGTTTGGATCTGGCTCGCAAAGATGTTGCTGGCCGTCGTTTTAAGCAATCGGAAACCCGTAACGCGCAATGAAGCTTATTACCGAACATTCCCACGAGATTCGTCCTCTTATCGAAAGCACGAAAGAGGGCAAGAACTATTACATCGAGGGCGTCTTCATGGTGTCCGAAGAGCGTAATAGAAACAACCGCATCTACGAGAAACGAGTTCTCGAACGTGCCGTTGATGAGTACAACAAGACACAAGTTAAAGAAGGTCGTGCGGTTGGTGAACTCAACCACCCGGAAACTCCGACCATCAACTACAAAGAAGTCTCCCACAAGATTCTCAAGCTCGAATGGCAAGGCAACAAAGTCATCGGTAAAGCTCTTGTGCTTAACACACCAAACGGTCAGATCGTAAAAGGTCTACTTGAGGGTGGTGTAGTTATTGGAGTCTCTTCTCGCGGTATGGGTACCGTGAAGAGCATTAGAAACGAAAACTACGTGCAGGACGATTTCGTTCTAAGCACGATCGACATCGTACAGGACCCATCGGCTCCTGGCGCGTTCGTCAACGGGATTATGGAAGGTGTGGACTGGTACAAAGATGCAAAGGGAATTTTCCGAGCACGCCGTACCAACAGTGCAGCCGGAAGAATCGATGAGGCTCGTATTCTCGAGAACCTCAACAAGTTTCTTTCTGACCTAGCTTAACAGGAACATCAAAATGAAAAGACGCCTACTTAACGAATCGCCAGATGATCGCCAGCTTCTAAACGAGCCAGGTGCAGAAGACGCAGACCTGGATGTTTACGACGGCGGCGCCGGCGAAGACGGTGCTGAACCAACAGAATTTAACCTCGAGCCAGACGGTGACGAGGGACTGGGCGATGACGAAGGCGTTATCGATTCTGGTTCCGGCGACCTAGGTTCTATCGTATCCCAACTACAAGACCTGGTCTCGCAACTTCAAGGTCTTTCTGGTGAAGGTGCTGAAGACGTTCTCGGCGACGAAGAACTTCCAGGCGATGCAGAAGATGCAACCGACACAGACCTAGACCCAGCTGCTCCAACTCCAGACCTTCCACGCGAAGGCACGGAAAATGAAGCTCCTGTCATCAAAGAAGGCGAAGCTAAGAAAGCTCCTCCTTTCAACATGATCCCGGGTCAGAAGGATGCTTCATCGGCTTCCGCATTCACGAAACCTACAACGGCTAACGTCCCATCGGCTGCTAAGCTCCCAAGCCAAAAGCCATCGGGTAAAGAGGGTGTTGCAAGCGTTCAAGCTGCACTCGACCTCATCACGAGAGCTGCACATGCTATTGCGTCTAAGGCTTCCCTACCAGCTGGTAAGGGTGGTAAAGGCGTAACGACCGATGCAACGGCTGGTTCAACCATTGAGTTGACCTACAACAAGCCGTTCAAGAAGAAAGAAATGTCTGAGAAGTTCAAGCCATCGATCAATGCTGCGGTGTTGTTCGAAGGTGCAGACCTATCTGACGATTTCAAGGCCAAAGCCACAAAGATGATCGAAGAAGCTACGGCTCGTTCGGTCGAAAAGGCTATGGACTACATCGATTCGACATACCTTCCAGGTATTCGTAACGAATTCGTTGCCCGCGAAAAGAACCTCATCGAAAAAGTCGACGAATATCTCGACTATGCCGTTGAGCAATATTTCGAGGACAACAAGCTGGCTATCGAAGAGGGCATTTCTACGGAAATCAACGAGTCGTTCATGAAGGGCCTCAAAAACCTCTTCGAAACGCACTATGTTGAAATGCCAGCTGGTAAAGAAAATCTTGTGGAAAAACTCCACAGATCATTGAAAGAGTCTGAAGAGCGTGCTGAACGTATTCGCGTTAAGGCAATCGGTTTCCGTAAGGAAGCTGCTGAGCTACGCCGTGAAGCAATGCTTCGTGAGGCCTCGGATGGACTGAGTGTGCTTGAGACTTCTAAGCTTAAGAAGTTGGTTGAGAATGTAAAATACGAAACGCCAGAACAATTCGGTTCTGTTCTGAGCGAAGCAAAGAAAACTCATTTCACAACTCATGTCGCCCAACACGAGTTTGAGACACTGACTGAACAGGCGCCTGCACAAGAGAACACCCGTATGGATGCATATCTTGGCGCAATCAAGCGTACTGCGCAGAAAAGTGGAAAAAGATAAATAATCAAACGGAGACAAATACACAATGGTTAAGTCAACTTATGATATGCTTGTCGAACGTTGGGATAAGGTCCTAGACGCTCCCGAGGCTCCAAGCATTCGCGAAGATCGCAAAGGCGTTATCGCCCGCCTTCTTCAAAACCAGGAAGAAGCTCTTCTTTCTGAGCAATCGATTCTGATGGAAACTCCACACGCAAACAGCGTCACAAACGCAGGTGTTGCTAACTGGAACCCAATCATGATTTCGCTCGTACGTCGTGCGATGCCTAACTTGATTGCCTTCGACATTGCTTCGGTCCAGCCAATGACTGGTCCTACAGGCCTCATCTTCGCGATGAAGTCTCGTTACACAGCGATGAACGGTACGGAAGCTCTCTTCAACGAAGCTGACACCGACTTCTCTGGTAACGGTATCCACGGTGGTCCGTCCAGCTCGCTTCCAACAGCTGGTGGTACAACCGACTTGGGTGCTGCTACTTCTCTTGACGGTCACGCCACAGGCGATGACGTCGCTGATACCTTCGGCGTTGGTGTTGGTATGTCCACATCACAAGCTGAAGATCTGGGTGCGGGGTCTAAGACCTTCAACCAAATGGCGTTCAGCATTGAACAAGCCACTGTAACTGCTAAAGAGCGTGCTCTAAAAGCAGAATACACGATGGAACTTGCTCAAGACTTGAAAGCTATTCATGGTCTTGACGCGGAAGCTGAACTTGCCAACATTCTGTCGACAGAGATTCTTGCGGAAATCAACCGTGAGATGATCCGTACGATCAACATGAAGGCTAAGCTCGGCGCACAGACTTCGAACGTCACAAACAAGGGCTACTTTGACCTTGAGACTGATGCTGACGGTCGTTGGTCTGCTGAAAAGTTCAAAGGTCTGATCCTCCAGATCGACCGCGAAGCGAACGTCATTGCGAAAGAAACCCGTCGTGGTAAAGGTAACTGGATCATCTGCTCGTCAGACGTCGCCAGCGCCCTCTCCATCACCGGTGCTCTTATCTACGCACCTGACATGAAGACAGAACTCGATGTCGACGACACGGGTAACACCTTCGCAGGCATGCTGATGAACAAGGTCAAGGTCTACATTGACCCATACAGCACGGACAACTATATCACCATCGGTTATCGTGGTTCCAACCCGTACGATGCTGGTATGTTCTACTGCCCATACGTTCCTCTAACTCAGGTTCGTGCGATCGACCCATCTACCTTCCAGCCAAAGATTGGTTTCAAAACCCGTTACGGCATGGTTGCTAACCCATTCGCTCAGTCTTCGCCTGTCAACACAACAGGTACAAACCGCGCGAACCCATACTTCCGTATCTTCGGAGTTCAGAACATCCTTACTTCGTAAGGTTTCTGAGGGTAGAGTACAACAAAGGCCCGGAAGCAATTCCGGGCCTTTGCCTTATCTCTCGCTAGGGACTATTCGCGCGCATAGTTTAGAAAGCGATAATTTCTCCGGGCACCACCTTGGCG